GCAAAAGAACATACTGTTGTCTGTTGTCCTTGTGTACATAATACTATTCTTTCAAATACATCATTGATACCTGTTGTTGTTACTGTGTTACTAGAGCCTCTTATTGCCCCATTAAGAGTTACACTTTCACTTAGTGTTGTTGTTAAATCTGCCATAATTTTATTTTTTATCTATTTGTTTTAATTTATTAATTGCCCAATTTATTCCTGAAGCACCACCCCAAGCATCCCACATAATACCTCCACACCCTTCTGAGTAAGGTACGTCTTTATGTTGTTGATGCCTTTTAAATGAAGCCATACGTGCTATTGTATCTCTACTTATCTTTTTTTTATCTGCTAATTGCCTTGCTCTTGTCCAACCTACTCTAGTACCACAACTACTACCATTTTCTTCCTTATACTTAATTGCTTTCTTAGCATTGTTACTTGCTGAATCAGGGTAGTCATTATAACTTTCTAAGTTAATACTTATATCTTCTAGCTTTTCTAGTACATCATAATAACTCATAGCTTGATTGTTATTTTTGGTGGTATTAGTTGTATCTCTATTTTCCATATTTTAAATTTTAACATTAGTATCCAGCTCCTTGATTTAATACAGGTATATCACAAGTCTGAAAGTCATTCATTACTTTTATTCCCATCTGAAACACCCAGCCACAACAAAGATTGTCAAACCTTTCTTGAAATGGTTCTATTGTAAATTGGTCTTGTGTAAAGTATATTGGTGCATCAATATCATTGACCCCTTCAAGTGATTGTCTTGAACTATGTCTTAACATACCTATAAAATCAGTACATATTTCTAAAGTCTGATTCCATACTTCTTGCTCATTGTTCTTAGTGTTTACTAATTTTGTAAGCTCTGTTTGTTGTTTAGTCTTCCAATCATTCTTTTCAGATACCATATCCATAATAAAGATTTGAAAGTTATAGACTAGCTCACTATCTCCTGTTGTTACATTTAAAGGGTTAATATGTAATAGAGGAAACTTCTCTAGCTTCTCTAAGTTAATATCATAGATGTCTCCAACAGATACAGTAGATATTTGCTTGTGATACTCTCCTAATCTACATAGAGTGTTTATTACGTTATTGTATGTCTTATTACTTACCATTTCTTTTTACTTTATTTTGCGACTCTAAGTCTGTTTCATAACTTAACCAAGTAAATGCTTCTAATAGGTTAAGCTTTGTTATTTGTTCTAGTTTTGAAATATCTGCATTACATAGTCTATACATTATTCCAAAGTACCCCCATTTTTCTGCGAAGGATTCTGTTGCAACTGCTCCTCCATTTCCCTCAGCCGTTCCATCAAAAATGATGGCAAAGTCAGTAACAATTCGTTCCCTAAAATGTAAAAAAAAACCAATGCACTTTGCACTTGTTCAGCTGACATCTTCTTCATCTGTTCGGCTCGTATCGTTATATCTCCATCATACGCTTTAATTGTATAGATGTCATTCTGTTCTTCTACTATCGGTCTATACAAGATTGCCATCACTTCAGGTAAATGTTTTTCTACATCATTCTTTATCATAGTTTCTATATCTGACCATTCTCCTAATGTAATTAAATCTAAATTAGGGTGAAAACCATATCTCTTACCATCTATTTCAATTATCCTTTTTAAAGAACTATTTTGCTCCTGTTGTAGCTCAGCAACTTTATTCATTATAAGTGCTATATCTTTTAATTCTAACTCCTTTATTAACTTCTTAGGAATGTTAGATAATGCTTTTATAGTTTCTAAAGCTTCTTCACTTTTACTAAGTTTATGATAATCAACAAGTTTTATCCACTTTTCTAATGTTACGTCTTCCCACTTGTTAATTAACTTGAACTCTTTTACCTTGCCCTTCTTCTTAATGTTTATCTTCATATATATATATAATAGAAATTGTTGATATTTAGTTTAAAATGTTATCTTTGCAAAGTTTTAGTTAATAATTAGGGTACGCTTTATGCTGCCCTTTTTTTATTGAACATAATACTTACCAAAGTTTTGGTCTATCTCATAATACATTCTCATTGCTAATGCATCTGAATAATCAGGAGACCTACCTAATATTGCTTTTACTGTATCTTTAGGAATTATTTGTAGCTTATTATCCTTGTCTGCGTCTTTAGTCCTTACCTGCTCACATTCTTCTATGATTTGATTCTTTACGTTAACATCAGTACAGTCTATTCCTACTTGTCCTTTGTTTATTTTATCTGCTAATTTATAATAGCATTGTGTCTTTAGGTTTTGATAGTTCTCACTTTTTAAAGCTCTTGCATTATTTGTAAAACCTTGACATCTTAAAAAATCTTTAACACCACCACCAACACCATCTTCATCTACTATTATATTTCTTAAATTAACTTGATACTCTTGTTGTAACTGCCTAACAGCTTCTACAACGTCATTTACAGCCGATTTAAGCAACGTTCTTATATTTATAATATGTAACCCTTCCCATAACATTATAACTGTTTTATCAGCTCCAAATCTTGCAACATCACAACTTATGTATTTTTCACCTGCTACACCTTTTTGGCTGAACATATTTAAAATAGCATCATATTCTATTAAACTATCTTTTGTTGAATCGTATTCCCAATTACCAAATAAAAGTCTTTGCTTACTTAATTCATCTAATGTTTGTAATTGCGTCTTGTAGTATTTAGATATGTATTCATTATCATCAACTAAACTTTGTATAAACTTTCTATGAGGTTTTTGTGTACCATCTTTTGCAGGTCTGTAATATTGTGTGTATACCCAATTCTTAGCAGGGTTACAAGTCATAAGCATTTTAGGAATTAATCCATAATCATCTAACTTATACCTCATTCTTGAAGCTACTATGTTCTTAGCTTTTTCTGTTATCTGATTTGCTTCATCTATAAATGCTCCTGTTATTTCAAGCGAACCTAAGTTATCAAAGTTTCTGTCTGATGGGTATAAGAATAAATCTTTAAGCATCACCTCTGACTTATTGTAAAATGTTACGATATTTGAACCCCCATTAAAGTTGTAGTGTTTTCCTGCCTTTAATCCCCAAGTCTCACATACTTCAAAGAATGTATTTAATGTAGTCTTTTTTAAAGCATCTAACTTTGACCTACCCATTAAGTATCTTGTCTTAGGATATTTAATACACATTAAGACTAGCCAAGAGCAACCTACCCAAGACTTACCACCACCTGCTGCGCCACCAAATAATACTTCTGTTGTAGTTTTGTCAAATAGATATTCTATTGCTTGTTCTTGCGTATGCGTAAAGTTAGCATCAATATTCAACTCCTTTTATATTTACATTAATCTTTATAGGTTCATCTCCTGAACTTAAATCAAGCTCACTTCTTTCAATATACCCTCTGCGTTTTCCTTTCGTCTTTAAAAAGAATATAGTAGCTGATGTATTTCCGTCTCCTATTTGTTTATGCAGTTGGCTTTCTCCAAAGTCTAATGCTATATTCTCAATATCTTTAACTGCCTTTGCAAATTCTTCATCTTCTTTTAGCCATTTGTAATATGTTGAACGTGGAACATCTGCTGATTTACAAGCTACTGTTACAACCCCTAAGCTACTTTCTAAAGCTTTTAATACGCTTTCCTTTTTTATGTGTCTACTTTCGTCCATACTATATTCCTTTAAATGCTTTAAGTGGATAGAATATTAAGCTGTTTCTATAACCCCCTTCTGCTATTGGTTTTATTGGTGTTACTCCGTGTACGTTCTTCCAAGCAGGGTATACTAACATTGAATTGTCAGCTTGTTCAAATGTCACATTGTAGTCAGGTACATTTAAGCAACCTCCATTAGCGTTGTTTCTTTTAGTGAGTATTATGTTTACTGTTTCTTTAATGTTTCCTGTGTCTCTGTGAAATGGTGCTGATATATTAAAATTAGATATACTACTTGTATACATTGTTCCAAACTTCCATTCATCTTTAATGTCTTCAAAGAGTTCTTGTTGTGTTTCGTATATCTTAGGTGTTATTTTTTTTATGATTTTTTCAGCTTCTAAACAAGCTCCCCACATAGCTTTAATGAATGTTTTTGATTTTTCATTTCTATGTATAGATGATATAGTTGGATATGGTCTTTTGAATTGTGGCTTTGGTGGTACACTACCTAGTATAGCTGACATTTGACTAGTTCCTAATTCTCTAGCTTCACTTCTTGTCATTCCTGGATTAGCTTGTTGTATTGCTAATACATTACTCCTGTCCATTTTTGACTTAGGAACATTACTACTTCTAAATTCTTTATTGGCTACAGCTAACAAGAGATTTAGTCTTTCGCTATATTTAGATACATCTTTAATATAAAACCCTACTATCTCCCCATCTAATTCTAACAGGCAGTCTTCTTTTATGTTTGGTTCATAGTAAGGACAGTCTTTACCTATCTTAATATTGTGTTCTACCTGCTCTAATTTAATTGTTTTCATTTTATTATTTTATTTAAACTCTTTGCAAATGCTTTGTAATTTATTTTTACATCAACTTTCTTATTTGTCTTATATAATTTTGTATATGGGTGCCATTTCTTTGTCATTTTCTCTGCCCATCTATAGTCTTGTTTATCCTTATACTTTTCGTGCAAACCACCTTTATTANNACTTCCAACTGTTGGTGTGCTGAAACCAATCTTTAAAAACTTTACTATTCCATTACCTTCTTTTATTGTTTTTAATGCAAAGTCCTTATCTTCTTTAGTATCTTTACTGTAGTTCCAATCAATTTTATTTACATTCATTAAAATACACGCTTCAACTGAAGCTTTGTTAATTACATAATCTTGTTTTGCCGTCCATATTAATTGTTTATTATTTATACCATACAATTCAAAAGGTAATTGATTTGCCTTTTCAAATATGTTTATCCATAAATCTGCTCTAACTTTTATATTCTTTCCATTTCTATATTCGTAAAAAGAATTGATGTCATCATCACACATTATAATCCAATGATGATTATTTTCTTTAGCATATTGTAACATGAAGTTTCTTACATAAGATATTCCTTGATTATCTTTTTGTATATTTATTTTATTCGGAACTTCATACAAATCAAATTCTTTTGGCTCAATAAAGTGTTTTACTTCTATACCTGCTTCTTCAAACAATTTATAGGTCTTTGTGTTTGACCTTCCTTTAGTTGGTATAAAACAAACCATCTATTTCTTAAAAGCATTTAGTACAATTAACCCTACATTCTTCCCGTCTTTTCTTGCTTGGTTTATAAGCATTGTAGCTTCATCATAGTTTTCAGGTTCAAACTCAATTTGTATTGCTCTCTTTACCCCATCTATTTTATCTTCTAATGTTGAGCCTAAGTCTAAGTCTTCTAATACAGAATAGTCTACTGCTTCTTCAGGTTGCCATACGTCCATACCCCATTCTCCTAACTTAGCATTGTTCCATTCGTTACCAAGAATATCCCAATCCCATTCTCCGAACCCTACATTGTCTTTAAC